TCATTTGACATTAATATCTTCCCATTCCTTACGTTTTGATATAATGTAACCTCACAACTCATGTAACTTCTTTTACCGTAACCAACTCCAGATTCACGCATATCTAAATCTATAATAGTTCTATGTGGATTATACGTCATTGGTATTGAATCATAAACATATTGCTTGACTCTTTTCTTCAATCCACTAATAACACTTACATAATGTTCTGTTTCTTCGTTGATTGGTTCACCCCATGCTGAGATGTTAATGTAAACACTTGTTGGGTTTTTGGAATCTACTGTTCCCGAAACAACTTTATAATCTTTATAAGTCTTTCCCATTTTAATTTCTTTTCCTTTTTTTATCATACCTGGTATTTTCTCTTAAGTATAAGGAAAATATTTGGATAAGTCAAATTTATTTTTTAACCCTACCAATAGATACAACTGAATTGATTTCTGGATAGAACTTAGCCTTCCAATCTACACTGATTAATTCACCAGTTACACTGACAATATCACACACAAAAGAATCAAAACCACCTTCTTCATCTAAAATACTACTAGCTTCTGAAATTACAACCTCAGCATGTTCATCTGGAATGAATTCACTCCACTCCTTACCAACACAAAAATCCTCACCATAACCAGTGACTTTTTTCCAATCACCATTAACAGCTATAAATGTCTTTTTAATTGGGTCCGTTATACAACGTATAACATAATCATTGTGTTTCTTTGAAACCTTATCAATGAATTCCAATTGTTTCAATTCCAATTTAGCAATGGTAAGTTGTAGATTGTTGGTTATTTCCTTTTGCATTTTTCTGTTATTTCAATTACTTTATCATCTATGTGAGACTTTATTACACTAATAAATTGGTTATTATCTTCTGACTTTGATTTGAGTACTTTTTGTAAACCCTTGGATGCATCCGATAATAATGGTAACATCTCCCTCAATTCATTTACTCTTGCCAGTTGTTCTTCTTCCAACTTTTCAGCTAATACCTTTTTTTCATCTTGAATACTTTTAAGCCATAACCACATAACATAGAATGTTGCCCCAGCCCCTCCAAATATTTGGACTAATGATTCTAATTCCATAATATTATATTAGTTTTCTCCTAACGCTCTATTTAAATCTAAAAGCTTACTAATATCATCAACAAACGTTTCAGACACAAATGAACCATTAAGTAATTTATCTTTCACATCTAATAATTTTTCTTTATCTGTAGATACTTTTAATTTCTCATTAATTAATGAAATACAACCCTTCAATGTTTCAGTATAAACTTCTTTCCTAGCTTCATCATTATTGTTATCTAAGATAACATTCAATACCTTATGCTCACCTTCGGTTAAGTCAGCATATTTTTCATTGAACTTATCAACTGATAAATTAACTAAAAGACTATTAGGGATTACCTCAGCGGATTCTACAATTACCTTCTCTTCATTTTCATTGATATACTTAACAATAGATAATCTACTACTAGTTATTTCTTTAACAGTAGATGGTGTTGGTTCAGTGAATATTAATTTTGAGATAGCTTCGTGTAAATCGTTGTTTGGATATTCTGAATCTAATCTTTCAGATACCATTTGAGACATATTAATCAACTTGGTATTTTCTGCGTCAATCTCTTCTTTTGAGAATTCATTTAATATATTGATATTCTCAGTTATAAATAGATTAGCAGAGAACTCATTCTCATCAACTCTATTTTCGATATTATTATAAATTAAAAATTGAGTCTTGAGTATTTTACTCTCACTCATACCCTTAATAAATCTTTTAACGATTGATTTCTTTTCTGCATTCTTATCCACTATGAATTCAGCTAAGATTTCATTAAATGCATTTTTTATTTTACCGAAGTTTTGCATGTGTTGTATTTTAATTATAAATATGTGTTTGGTGACAGAAAAACCGTTATTCTCCTATAGTGTCATCCAACTCATCAATCATTTTATTGATATCACCAATCATATTGTCAACATCTTCATTTATTTTCAAGTTCTTATCGTATATCTTTTCTCTAATAATATTTGGGGAATCATCCTTCTTAATTGATTCACTTAACCTATCTAAATAAGTTTTATTATGTTTATTTGTTCTAAGTATACTCTTACCTTTAAGTAAAGCTTTTTGCTCTGTAAGTAAATTTTCAGCTTGCTTGATTGATTCCTCAGTAGTCTCAGCACCCATGTCTTCACCACCAGCATCCGCACCAGCATCTTCTTCACCAAAATCAATTTCACCACCAGCATCTTCACCACCAAAGTCTTCACCACCTTCTGCGTCTAATCCTAAGTCTTCTTCTCCGAAGCCTCCACCTCCGAAGCCTCCACCTCCACCAGCTGGACCACCACCTTCTGCGTCACCACCTTCTTCACCTTCTGGTGCACCACCTTGTTTAGCAAGTTCGATATCACCATAAATTCTATCTACCTTATCAAACATACCAGTGTTCTTGATTACGTTAGAAGTGTTCTCAAGTTCAGCAGCAGCCGCTTTCTCCATTCTTTGTTCAAGAAGGTCTTGTTTGATTTCATCATCTGACCATCCAAGAATTTCTCTCTTAGCTTTAGTCATACTCATAGCACCGAACCCATTACCAGCATCATTAACTGCATCCTTGTAAAGTGTCATCTTAGATTGTAAGTGTTCAACCTTAAGCATCTCAGCTTGTACTGATGGGTTATTAAGTGTAAGTGTAAAGTTATCTAACTCTTCCTCAAATCCTAGAATATATAAGTGAACAATTGCTATCTTATTTAACTCTTGAATCATCGCTTGTTGAATTCTGTTGATTGTTCTTGAGAATCTAATATCTTGCAAGGCAAGGTTCTTTCCTTCACCAACAGCATCTTCAAATCCTAAGAATGATTTAGGTACTCTAAGTGCTGTAAACAATTTTCTTTGAAGATATTCAATATCTGCAATTTGGTCTAAGTTCTGTGCACCCGCAAGTGTATCAATTGGATTAGGTGCGCTCTCATCCCTAACAGGAATAAAGAAATCTTGGTCATTCGCCATTTGATTATATTTTAAATCAATTTGACCTGTTTGTGGGTCAATAACTGGCATACGTTTAAATCTATTTGCAATCTCATCTACGTATGGTCCTACATCTTCATCATCGATGTTACCAACATAAATCTTATATACTCTTCTCTCTGGTGCTCTTGTTACTCTATAGATAAGCATAGCATCCTCAGATAAAAGAAGTTGTTTCCAAATTCTTCTAGCCTTTTCAAGTACCGATGTACCATAAGGTAATCTTCTATCATCTCCTAATAAACGGAAGTGTGCCATTTGCCATGATGAGAATTCAATATCTCTACCCTTCCAAAAGAACTTCACTTTACCATCATCACTATCATCCGTACTTCTTGAAATAGCATCATACATATTCCCCTCTCTTCTTTCCATTTCGAAGTTAGGCATTTGTCTCACCCCAATAATTCCAGCCTTATCATCTATATTAAGATATACAAAGTCATCACCATACTTACATGTGTTTCTAGTCCACATAGGAAGCGTTGTATGTAAATCAAGTCTATTGTTGAATAGGTCTTTAAGTATCTTCTTAACTCTCTTTGAATCAGAATAAATATTAAGTACCTCACCTTTATCATTAACTGTAGTTGCCTCTTCCATCATGATATCTAGAGCAGCTGCAATTTCTGGATAGAACTCCATATTCTCGAAATCGGAATATGAACCAATACGTGTTGTTTCATAATGAATTGATTGTTGGAATAATTCACCATCAACCTTTTTCCATAACCCACCAACATATTTATTTTGTTGTGCTTGTAATTTCTGAGTTTCATATTCAGCTTTATCAGTAGTTTTTAACAACTCACCGTTACCAATTGAATATCTGTTTGTTTTTTCCTTAGGTACATTTACACCATCTGGTCCAAACATATTATTCATTCTCTGAAAGACCGTCAAATTCTTCTTAGCCATATTACTTTTTTATTAATTATACTGTATTTTTATTATAAATAAATACTTATATCACATAATCACATTCGACATATGCAATTCTATGTTCAATACCATCATCAAGTACAACTTGGTAAACATATGTAACCTTCCAATCCTCACCTTGTGAACGAGGTGTTGCTGTACAAAAGAATGCGTTCGCATTACCACCCTTTGCTATTTTAGTTGTTGGGATAGGTGACCATTTATAAAGCTCACCACCTTTTTGATTCCCATTCCTTCTAGTAAATACCTTTTTCTTAAATAAAGCCATAATTATTTTGTTCCACTAAATAACCACATGTAGTCCCCGTTAGGGTCTTGCATGTTGTTTGATACGTTAGGATTAAATCTTGGTCTAGGAGCAGTTTTCTTACCCTTGTTATCCTTAGATACAAATCCACCATCGTAACTTTTATTATTGATTTCCTCAACATTCTGACCACCAGTGGTCCAACTGTTAAGTATCGCTTTATTTTGAGCCGTAGCTTTCTTAAGGTTTTTAAATGAATATTCAAGAACCCACATAGCCATACCCAATGACATAAGAAGGTCATCGTGGTAACCATCCATGTGGTCTGGTCTACCATTCTTATATATAAATGTTTTCATTTCTGAAACCATTCTTCTTGACCTAATCTTAACGAAGTTCTCTCTTAATACCTTTTCCATGTTTGAAATCATTGGAAGACGAACTCCATTGGCGTTGAAACCTGGCACCTTTTCATTCTCCTTAACCAAACCTAATCTAGATTGGTTAGCTAAAACCTTACCCATTGCTTGTTTATCATGATGTAATAGTTTCTTACTATAATCCAATTCAATCAACTTAAGTACCGTTGAGACACCCATACCACCTGTAATATCGACAACAGTGTATGCGTTGTACATATTACCGTAATCATATACATATTGAGCTAGTATATCTGGTTGTACTTTACCTTGATACTCCATTACTTGTTCCATGGTTGTAAAATCAATGATAACTATTGTTGAACTATCTTCACCATCACCTCTTGATACATCGACACCCATAATATATTTATGGTCCACTATAGGTTCTTCCCATATCCAAAACTCTTGTTCAACACCCTCAACGAATTTAGGGTCACGAACATTTTTCTTATCGTGCATTTCAATGGTCTCATCTTCAATAACGTTACCACCAGAACCTAAGAATGATACATCTAACTCCTGTGCAATCTTTCTAGAATTATTATTAAGTGCCATACACATGTTCTCATACCATGTTGATGTTGGTTTCCAATCATCTTCAATTCTCTTAAGATAAGATTCAAGATTAAACTCAACTTCCTTCTCTACAATATCATCATTATCATCACCCTCAACTTTCTTGTACCATCTAAGGTCTTTATTGTATCGTGGGTCTTCAAACCAACGCATTTCAACAATATGGTAATTATTATCACCAGATTTAGATTGTTCGTATGTTTTATAGTAAAGTGGGTCCATACCGTTTGGTGTGGAAATTAGAATCACATTACCACCAGTAGATATTGATGACATGGCAGCTGCATATACAGCGTCACCATTATCAATGAAGGCTGCCTCATCAAATACAAGATATGTTGGTGTATATCCACGAAGTGCATCTTCCGATGTCGCAACGGCAATAACTTGTGAACCATTAGGTAATTCGATTTCTATCTTAGAATCAACAACGAAGATTGATTTTCTTTCGTTTTCTTCAGTACCATAATAATCAGAACCCCATATCCATCTTGGTAATTGCTTTAGATAATCCTTAATACCCTTTAAAAATTTTTGTGATAATTTAAGCTTATTTGCAATTACAAGTATAACCTCTGGGTTATCCTTATCAGCAAAACCAGCTTTAACCGCCATATAAGCTTGTGTAGTGGTAGATATACCAGCTTGCCTTGGCTTGGTAACTAAATTATATCTATGTTTCTCATAAGCGTTAACAATCTGCCTTTGCCTTGGGAATAATTTGAATGGTACATACCCTTCCTGTGTCTTATCGAAAGTTTCTAAAAAGTTTTCGATAGCATAGATTGGGTCCTTCAAACAATTGGCATACTCACTATATATTTCGGCTCTTGTTAACATATTCTTTTTATTATAAATATGTTAACAAGCCCAAATAGCTCTAAATCACAAACCCACCCATCTCTTGTTGGAGTTGTTTTTCGTTATAATTAAGCATTATTCGCATTTTTTCATACCATTCATTTGTTGGTTTATAACCAGCAAGTATTACTTTATCATAATATTCTGGTAAAACCCCAATTAGGGTGTCGATTATTTTACCATCTATTTCAATAACCCATTTAAGGTCTTTATTGAATCGTTCATCATCCCACCAGTTCAATTCAATTAAATTGAAATTATTTTGACCGCAAACAACACCCATGAAAGTTTTATGGAATAATCCATCCATACCATTAGGGGTTGAAACCATAATCAACCTACAACCAACAGCTAGTGAAGCATAAGTAGCCATAAATAACTCATCGTTCTTATCAATAAATGCTGCCTCATCCATTAATATATATGTTGGTGCCCACCCTCTGAATGCATCTGGTCTGGATGAGGTGACCTTAATCATAGAACCATTTGGTAATACAGCTTCTACTTGATTGTCTACTATAAAAATTGACTTACTTTCATTTTCTTCTGAACCATAGTATTCTGAACCCCAAACCCATCTAGGTAAAGTTAATAAAAAGTTCTTCATCTTAGCTAACATATGTTTACCCAAATCTAACTTATTTGATACCACCATAACCAATTCTGGGTTGTCTGGGTCACTGAAAGCCACCTTATGTGACAAATAAGCCTCACTTATAGATGATATACCAGCTTGTCTATATTTCTTAACTATATTTAGTTTATTTGTTTCGTAACCGTCTATAACTAGTTTTTGATTTGATAACAACTTAAACGGTACATAATCACCTACCACGTTATTCCAAATCTTAAAATAATTCTCAATAGAATATTGAGGGTTATTAACACATTTAATGTATTCCTTTGTAATATCAATACTTACCATATATTTTAGTTTTGATAAATATAATACGAAAATAAAAAAAATATATACTAAAACAAAAAAGCCTCACTAGGTGAGGCTTTCTTTTACAATAAGTCGTTTATGTCGATATCGTCTAAGTCATTTAGTGAGAATCCGTTGGAGTCGTCATCCCCAATCTCGTCTCGGTATTCATCATCCTTAATTCTACTCTTCGTTTCTTCAACTAATCTTGAAATGATTTCTTTACCTTCACTAGTCCCAGCCATGATTTCTCTCATCTTATGATTAAACTCTTCAATTGGTAATGAAGCTAATTCAGAATAAACATTATGTTTATATTTAAAATCTTCACCTTCAAATAGTTTTGTAAATCGTTCCCACAATGCTGGTCCTAATCTCATATCCCATGGTTCAGCTGCTAAGAAGTCAGCCTTACCAATTACGTATTCAGCCATCTTTTCCTCTTCTGGTAAACCATGTGCTGAAAGGATTTCCATAACACCCTTAACCAACTCATGTACAAGTACTGGGAATACCATACCTTGTGCGTGTATTTGACACTTAGGGTTTTCTTCTGTTGGAAGGGTAACACTAACAACACCACCATTAACTTGTTGGTCCATATTTGGGATAACAAAATAACAGTAATCAGCGGCTGCTATAAGTTTAGCATACTTAGTGCTAAGTGTTGGGTCTATATCTAATAATTCTTTCTTAACCATATGGAACATGTGACTTGACTTCTTAGCCGCCCCTTGTGTCATAGCATTAAGGAATCTTCTTTTATATACCCCAGCGTTAGCTTCTTTTATTTGAGCATGGTTATCAAATTCTAAATCTACAGCTACTGGTGACTTCTCACGCTTAGTACCTTCCATATCTATAGTAGAAGTCAATTCAGCTGTAATCTCACAAACATCCTCAGATATATTGTATTCATCTCTAATCATTTGAACAGCTAGGTCTTCAAGTTCTTTCTTATGCTTACTCTCAATCTCAACACAATCACTAACCATTGGTAATTGGTCATGCATAACTGCTTGGTTATCTATTTCACTAACCTCAAATTTCTCTTTGTAATTCTTCATTACATCTTCGAATCTCTCACCAACAATCTTTTGTTCGAAAGTCATTTCATCACTCTCTGGAAATATTGGGTGGTCACCTAATGAATGTTTTCTTTCCTTTAACTCTCTTTCAAGTTGTGGGTCCATTCTTTCACTATGACCCTCAGCATACCTAATGTTCTCATTCATTGGTTGCTTAGGTTTCCTTGCCTCATCTAAAGACTTCTTTGCTAGTTTTCTATAATCCATTACTTAATATCTTTTACTTTAACTGTTCTTATAACGTTCTTATTAGTCTTTATATTTTCATTTGCGGTATTTTGAGGTGCACCATTTTGTTCTGCTTTTGATGTAATTTTAAGTTGTGCAATTATTGCTGTAAGTTTTGCTCTTGGTACCCCAATTTTTTCAGCAAATTGCCCAATCATTTCTGCTTGTTCTGTTGGATTATCTATCTTTACTAAGTATGGTTGAATAGACGACATATCTAATTTTCCTAAAACCCTAGCAACATCGTTCTTAAGTTTTACTGGGTCATTACCCTCATCTATTGGTGTTTCACCTTCATCAGATGCTAATTGGTTCATAAGAGCTCTATAATCTTCGTATTCATCAGCTTGAACCTCTGGGTTCATTCCGTGTTCAATACCTCTACTTACAACACCATCACCCTCACCAACAATACCAGCAACAAAACTTTTAGCTTCTGGCTCGTCAATACCTAAACTATTCCCAGCGATATCAACTAAATTATCGATATTTGCTTCTAATTCCTTAGCATCAATAGGTCCTCCTTCATTTATGGTCTTTAACCCTTTAGTTATCTTCTTCTTTCTGTCCATTGCTCAATTCTTTCTTGTAATCTAATATTAGGTCATGTTCGTAAAGCTTTGACTCTACATCTTTTATTTCTTCACCGAAGTGAAAGTGTAATCTTGATTCTGGGTATACTTCATAACCATCCATATTCTCCCAAGCTAATCCAATTACCCCATCTACTGCATCCCATACTGAAAATGAATCATTATCTTGTATGACATTAAATTGTTTATCTGGTGATACCAATACACCAACTTTCTTTACCAATTCTTCAAATGGAGGGTTTGGATTACCACCAGCTGGGATTGAATCCCAACCATCACCATCAACATTTTCTTTTGTATCTGAAAAGATAAACTCATAGAGTGCAACACCCTTTCTATCACTCCCAATCACATGAATATATATCAAGTATAATTCTTCCATTATTATTCGTATTTACCTCCGTCTTCATCATAAGACGCATAAAGCTGTTTGTCAAAAATTATATCATTTACTAACATATCATTTTCACCTTGAAAGTTAACTAACTCATCATCAGTTAAAGGTTTACCATTTACATATGATGCAGAAGCTATAAATGCATCTACAAAGTCTGGATAATCATTAACCTTAACACCTTCAATGTTAATAGTATTAACATCAACCACACTCCCGTTGAATTCGATTCCTTCTGAATCACCTTCTTCATGCATCATTTCTCCAGCCTTAGGTGGTACTTTAACCTTATCTTTTCTCTTTGGTAAGAATGGTCTATCAATTTCTCTTTTTCTCTCTGGTTTTACTGTTGGTTTAGTAACAGGTTCCACCAATGGTTCAGCAGCTTCCATAATTTTGTCTTTATCTACAAAGGTACGATTTTTTTCTGACTCTTGCAAACCAGCACCCCAACGGTCATCATCTCCCCAACGTTTATCACCAGAACCCCAACGTTCATCTTTACCAAATCTAGAGTCTGCTTCTTCTACTGGTTCCTCACCAAAGTCGAAGTTGTCTTCATTCTCTACCTCATTATCTATTGGTTCTTCAATATCTTCTTCACCATCTACAGGCATGTCTTCTGGGTCCTCATTCCCAGAATCTTTAACCTTGTTAATAATATCTCGTTGGTCTTCTTTGTCCATCTCACCAGTATGTGTAGCGGATAATACAGAATTAACTGCAAATTTCTCAAGGTCAAAGTCTGGTTGACCTTCATCTTCGGTATATTGTCTTAGTGATTGTCCTAATTTTCCAGAAAGTTGTTGTATGTATTTTTCTGGGTCTGTATCTTCATCAGCCTCAACCTCAGCATCGAATGGTTCATCATCAAATGGTTTATCACCACCCTCAGCATCCATATCATCTAATCCAGCTAACGGGTCTTCCATTTCTGCATCATCTGGTAAAGGCATTTCATCTTCCATAGAAGAATCGGTTGAAGGGGCACTGCCCTTCAACACGTATTTTGTTTCCTCTAAATTTTTTGTATCTATGTTATAACCATCTTCCTCGTCTGCAAATAGACCAGTAGACATCCCATCAGAATGAGTCTCATTTATGATTAATTTATAATCCTTATAAATATCATTATTTTTATAATGGTTTATATCAGTTGTTAAATCTTCAATTGAAGCGAACACCTTAGGTTTACTGAAATATGGCTTACCATCTTGGTAAACCATTTTTGTTAATTCACTTTTAGACCAAACAATAGTATTAGCCTCAGTTATGTTTTTTTGTGATGCTTCACCAATTGATGAAATCCCAGAATCATTCCATTTATTACCTAGACTACCACCTCTTTTATTTAATTCGTTTGTTGAGATTACATATTTGTTACCATAAGAATCAGTCATTAACCAAGACTTACCACCATTTAATTTTTTAATTAACTCAAAATTAAAATTTCCCAAATCTGGGTTAGGTGTCAACATTCTTTCCTTACCAACAACTTTATTATCAGTAACAACTCGAACAAATACTAAATTATCTAGAAATTCAACTCCATCACCAGATTTCCATGCTTCTTCTGATTCACCTAAAGTTTTTAGTTCTATAGAATTTTCACTTATGCTTTTTTTTTTAAAAGTTCTGCTAATCTAAGAGTCTCACTTTCAGTAAGTCCTTCAAGGATTTCATTAACCTTATCACTTGGTGTAACGGAATCAATAATACCATCAATTTTTTCCATTGATTCAGCAATACTAATACCTTTGTTTGTTTTAGATTCAGTAATTTCTTCTTCCTCTACTACTTTACTTGGGTCAATCATCTCATCGATGTATGTTTCGTCCTCTGTTAATTCAACTTCTTCCATTACATGCTTTTCAGCGTGTGTACCAGTGTTACCATCTTTTGTTCCATCAGCCTTAGCTTTCTCGAAATCATCTTCTCCGATGTTATCACCAGTTGCAAGGTTATCACCAGAAGTCTTTTTATCAACCTTAGCGTCACCACCGTTGATGTCTGTTCCCTCGTTTAATAGGTTATCATTTCTAAGTATGTTGAATACTTTCTCAGTACCTAATGATTCAGCCAATGACATGAATTTAAGGTTTAAATGTTTAGTTGCCTTAGCATATGAAGGATAAGCCTCACTCTTTTTGTTCATAAGACCACCCATGTAATTGAAATCCTCAGTTACTAAGTTTTCAGTCTTATCACTAACCTTGATGTAATACTCACTGTTTTCTTTAACGATAGCGTAAGCTTTACCATCTGGTCCCATTTTGGATATTTCTACAACAGACCTATTTACACTTTCTTTGATTGGTGTTATATCCATCAAGTCTTTCATTCTACTGATGTTCTCCTGTCCTTTTAATCCAACTGGTCTTATATTTGAGTTTTTCATGTTTATTAATCTTTTTATATAAATATTAGTGATTTCTGTAAAGTTATAAAATTATACCAGCAGTTCCACCTGGGTCCGTAGTACTAGCAGCATCACCAATAACATATACATTGGCAGTTGAACTTATTGTATTTACTACCACATCTATTGTTGACCCAGCAGCCATAACCACTGTTACCCCGTTAATTACGGGAGATGCACCAGCACCAGCATAAACTTGTGTATATGTGTAACCGCTAGTATCTGCACTTGATGATAAATGGATAATTGAATTAATTCCGTTGTGTAATGGCATATCTATTTTATTAAAATTCTACTTTATAAATATAAATATCTCTAGATAATAAAAAAAGCACCACATGGGTACTTTAGTTACATTTTAAACGGATATCTTACCCTTTATGGGTGGATGTGACTCATAATCAAGAAACTGAACATCATCAAACGTATACGAAAAGATATCATCAGCTTTTTTCAATTGAAGTTTACATAACTTCATTGGTATTCGACCAATTTGTTCTAAAGATTGTTCTAGATGATTCGTATAGATATGTACGTTGGTGAGGTCACCGATTAACTTATCTGGAACCATATTACATTGTTGTGCAAACATCTCTAACAACAATGCATAACTAGCTATGTTAAATGGAAGTCCTAAGAATGTATCCACCGAACGTTGGTGCCACTTAAGTGAAAGTTTACGCTTTGGGATTATTTTATCTAGTTGTTTCTTACCACTTTCTGTTAGGGTACCATCTTCGTTACTTTGACTTTTAGAAACAAATACGTTATGAGTATTAAGCCATTCTATCCTTTCTTCATCAGTCAATTCCTCAGTATATAACTCGAAGGACCAATGACAAGGTGGTAGTGTCATTTTATCTAAATCACTAACATTCCAAGCACTAACCATAATTCTACGAGAGTCTGGATTAAACCTCAGCTTATCAATCACATCTTTAATTTGGTCTACATTACCATTCCACTTTCTCCATTGGTGACCATAAATAGGACCTAACCCACCCCATTTATCGGCAAAGTCTTTATCTGACTTAATCTTTTCTGAATACTTATCCTTTGACATCTCATCGAAGCCAGTATCATACCAATCTAACCGCTCGAATTTTTTATATGCATCTGGTGTCCAAATATTAACTCCATTATCAACAAGGTATTTTACGTTGGTGTCACCGTTTAAGAACCAAAGTAGTTCATGGATAATACCCTTTGAAAACATCTTCTTAGTTGTAAGAAGAGGAAAACCATCAGACATATCAATCTCAAGTGTGTGTGAGAAAATAGAAATAGTAGGAGTACCAGTTCTATTTTCTTTAATCACACCATTATCAATTATCTTATACAAAAGGTCGGTATAACCCTTATCAACATTAATCACAAGCACAAAGCTTTAATGATGCGGCTCCACCTAACTCACCATGCTTTACAAGCATCTCCCCAAGTCTTTCGATTGATTGTTTAGTTAATATTGGACTAGTTTCATAAGCAGAAACAATAAGTCTCATCTCATCAACAAGACCTTCCTCAAATTTAGTAAGGGTATCAGCTTTAGCTTGGTTTACTTCGTTGATTAATTCTTGACCATCAACAGCATCATTCTTAGTAAAGCTATATGCTTTAATCTTAGCGTTTAATACCACACCTTGACTGTCAGCAGTCTCGAATCTCATATAGTCTGTTTTAGATACATCGTTATACGTGTATGATGCACCGTGCTTAAAGAGTACGGTTAAATTTTTTCCATTCCATTTTGAGCCTAGAATATTGCTTGAATCATAGAGTGCATTTACTACTCCGTCTTTTTCTGTTCTTTTTACTAACATGTGTTTTAAGATTTACTTTTTTGTTATTTTCGTTATACTCCAAATATACGCTATTTATTATTAAAAATCAAGGTTGTTTTAATAATAAATTTGTAGTATATTTGGAAGATATGAAGAGAGAAATAATACCAAAAGTAAAAAGAATCATCAATGACTCGATGGTTATAGCGAAAGATATGGATGATGTAAATGTTAGACCAGAACACATCACACTTTCGATAATAAAAAATAATAACAATAAATGTATTGATATTTTAGAAGCCCTAGGTGTAGATATCAATATACTCTATGACTTAGTCTATGACCACTTAAACAAATCAGACTTAACACCTAGATTAGTTAATGCTAAGAAGTTAAAGAGACCATTCTGTAAAATAACCAAACTTATCTTTAATTCTGTTGATGAAGAGTGTGAAGGAGTTGATGATACTATGATTGACACCACACATTTAATGTTAGCAATCCTAAAGAATAATACACAAACTAAGAAGATTATATTAAATATGGGTGTGAATTATAAGAGTTTTAAACAAATGATTAAACAAATGAGAGAAGATATTAATAATTCCACAAATGAAGATGAATATGATTTTGGTAACGAAGGTGGAACTGGTGGTAAAAAATCTAAGGGGAAAATTAGTGCTACTAAAACACCAGTCTTAGATAACTTTTGTCGTGATATCAGCAAGGCTGTTGATGAAGGGAAGATTGACCATGTTATTGGACGTGAGAAAGAAATCAAGAGAGTTTCACAAATACTATCTAGAAGAAAGAAGAATAATCCGATTCTTATCGGTGAGCCAGGTGTTGGTAAAACTTCCATCGTTGAAGGGTTAGCCCAACTAATCAAAGATGGTAAGGCACCAATAACACTTTTAGATAAGAAATTATATTCATTGGATTTAGCATCTATTGTTGCTGGTACAAAATACAGAGGTCAATTCGAGGAAAGAATGAAAGCTATCCTTGAAGAATTAAAGAAGAACCCAGATGTTGTTTTATTTATTGATGAAATCCATACAATTGTTGGGGCTGGTAATGCTTCTGGTTCTTTAGATGCATCAAACATCTTCAAGCCAGCATTGGCTAGAGGTGAGGTTCAAGTTATTGGAGCAACAACACTTGATGAGTTCCGTGAGAACATCGAGAAGGATGGTGCACTTACAAGAAGATTCCAACAAGTATTAATTGAAGAGCCAAGTTTAGAGGAAACAATTACAATACTTAAAAATATTCGTGATAGATACGAGGCACACCACAAGGTTACCTATACTGATGAAGCTATTGAGGAATGTGTTAAAATGGCTGATAGATATATTTCTGATAGAGCAATGCCAGACAAGGCAATTGACATCATGGATGAGGCTGGTTCATCAACAAATGTAAATGTTGAGACTCCAGAGGAAATAAAGGAACTAGAACTTAAGATAGATGTTATCAAGGAGGAAAAAATGTTAGTTGTTACTAAACAGAAATACGAGAAGGCTGCGGCACTTAGAGATGAGGAACGTAAAATAAACGATGAGTTGACTAAAGCTAAGGATATTTGGATTGAGAGTATGTCTAAAGAACAAACTGTTGTTGATGTGGACTTGATTAGTGAGGTTGTATCAATGATGACTGGTATTCCATTATCTAAGATATCTACACAAGAAAGTAAGAAGTTACTTGAATTGGATACAGACTTAACTGGTAAAGTTATTGGACAAGATGATGCAGTAAATAAAGTTGTTAAGGCAATCAAGAGAAGTCGTATCGGAATTAAAGACCGTAAGAAACCAATTGGTTCATTCATTTTCCTTGGACCTACAGGTGTTGGTAAGACATACCTAGCTAAATTACTAGCAGAGCATGTATTCGGTGATGAAGATAATCTTCTTAGAATGGATATGTCTGAATATATGGAGAAGTTCTCAGTGTCTAGACTTATTGGTCCACCGCCAGGTTACGTTGGTTACGAAGAAGGTGGTCAATTGACTGAAAAGGTTCGTAGAAAACCACACTCAGTTATCTTATTTGATGAGATTGAGAAAGCACATGATGATGTATTCAATCTACTTTTACAACTACTAGATGAAGGTCACTTGACTGATGGACTTGGTAGGAAGGTAAACTTTAGAAATACACTTATCATCATGACATCTAACATTGGTGTCAAAGAATTATCTCAATTCGGAACAGGATTAGGATTCAATACTGGTGCAGAGATTGCAAATGAGGAAGAACGAGCAAGAAATATTATCGAAAAAGCACTCAAGAAGAAATTCAAACCAGAATTCCTTAATAGAATTGATGATACAGTTATATTTAACGGACTTAGTTCAGAAGATATTCACAAAATCATTTATAATGAATTAGAAAACCTAGAAGGAAGGATAAATGAAATGGGGTTTGAACTTAAATTGGGTAAGAATGCTATAAAGTACTTAGCAGATAAAGGATATGACCCAGAGTACGGTGCAAGACCATTAGCTAGAACAATCCAACGATATGTTGAAGACCCAATTGCTGATGAAGTCTTATCTGGTAACGCATCAGAAGGTGATACACTAAGGATTGATTATGATGAAAAGTCCGAGAAGATAGTGATAAAGGTTATCAAAAAGAAGAAACCAAAAACAAAATAAAGAAAAGGCGCAATTTGCGCCTTTTTTTATGTATTTATAATTATGGTTATTGTAAAAACACTACTAAGGGAAGAGTTAATTTTAAATGAAAAGAAACGATTATTGTCGGAAGAATCATTAAGATTAATTAATGATTGGGAACATGTTAATCATATATTAGGTATTAATACAAGTCTTAATGAACACTTAGACCTATCAATTAGAAAAAGAATTATTGAAGAACAATTACTTTTTGAAGATATGTTATCATCAATAAAAAGCTATGTAAAAGATAAGTATGATAAAACTGTTGAGGTTGTAAAATCAATACCAGATATAATGGTATTATTAAAAGACATGGTCCAAAGTAGAAATACAATGATAGTGAGTAATTCGTTGATGGGTACAAATCTTGAGACTGGATTACAAAAATTCACAACAACCATTGAGGTAATTGTAGATAAGATTAAGGGTAAGGCTGCTAAGGTTGCAGATAAAATCTTAGGTGTCCTTAAAAAAGTAACTGATATAATTAAAAAACTACTAAGTCAAGATGGTTGGAGGGGGTTCTTATTAAAGGCTGGTTTATTATTGTTAATTAATTATATCTCCATAAAGTTAATCAAACCAATAGAAAATAGTATTGAAACTCTTACAAGTGGATTCGCAACATCATTAATAAGTTCTTTGGATTTTTTTAATGGTTTAAGGGATATGATGAAAAACTTATCCTCTATAAAACCACTAGTTGGGTGGTTAACTGGTATAGGATTATCAATAGCGATGATTTCTGATGTTTTCACACCTGTTGCTACTAAGGTTAATAAGTGGAACAAAATGATAGCTAGGGATACACCTAAGAAAATACGAAAAAAGAAAGTGTAATGAATAAAGATAAATTAAAGGGTGGTAAGGCTGATAAGATGACCAAGAAGGACATCGCAGACAAATTTAAAGTGTCTATTCAGAAGGTTACCAAAGAACTTGATATGGGTACCAAGATTGAAATGGAGCATGTTAATAGTAAAAATTTAGCTAAAGAAATTGCTATGGACCATCTTGTTGAGATTCCAGATTATTATACACGTCTAAAGAAGATGGAAAAAGATGGTAAGAAAAAATGGCACATCAAGGAATCTACTAAATTAAACATCAAGAGACTATTCAGAGAACATGTTGAGCTTGGGGTAACTGACGAAACTACAGATACTACTACGTTTAAGTTATTATACAACGATAGAGATGCTGGACAACTAGCTGTAGCTGTAAATGATTCCATGAATCAAGCATTAGAATTAGTATTTGTTGAATTACACCCAGATTATAATACATTTTATATGACTATAATCAAAGAAGCTATTCACGCTATATTTAAAGAGTTTGAATCGTCTCAAACAATTCTTGTGACTCCTACACCAGAAAGTAGAGCGTTCTGGGCTAAGATGGGAGCTAAGAGGCTTAACGACTCATTTATGATGATTCAACGAAGTCACTAAGAATGTGACTTCGCATAATTTAATTTTCTCATAATACCTGTAATATAGTGGTGATTACAAACTACACCACCATCACGGATATAAATTCTACATCCACCATCACCCATATTATATGATACTAACTGAGTATCAACATCACCTTTCTTTTCAAGACTCTTACTTGTAAGGAATCCCCACATTATAATATTATTAACTGGGTTAGATAACCATTCTTTACACTTAGCAACCTTAGTAGATGTTGATTGTTCTGTATCAAACACAAATGTAAAGTCTGTTGCACCTAGTGTTTTTATTAAATTAATATCGTTAGAATCAGCATATGTTTTTAACATCCATTGACATGTTGATGGGATTATCTGTGTGAAACCAATTGCCCCACCAGAACTAACAACCAACCTACCATCATCATAGTATTGTTTTGCGCCAGATTCTAATAATATTTGTCCAGTATACATTTGCCTATGATAATCTGTTACATCTAATTTATACGCACTCATAACCCCTACGAAAAACCTTGTCGTTGTAGTATCAATATTAGGGTTAAATGCTTTAAACTTCGGATGAACATAATCAAAATTAGTACCATCAAACTTTTCAATTAATTTATTATCAATGCGTTGTTTAACATTAACACTACCTAATGGTACTGGAATGGAATCAACACACTTATCAATGTCCAACCTCTTAGTTGGATTTAGGTTGTTACCCAAATCCTTATCCATATCAGTATTTGTATATAATATTTTACCTATCATAAAGGTTGAAAATATTAACATAATTATCATTATTGTACTTAAGTGTTTCATAATTTCTAGTTTAAGGGTGCAAGTTACTAAATATAAATCACTTATGCAAATCTTTTCCTATATATTCGTGACTGAAACATATTCGTTTGTTGTCTGCATAGTGATTATTAAAGAGATTCTCGTGGGTAACATCCTTTCTAAGCTTTCTATTTTTAGAGGTTGGTTTCCATAAGGGTGAGGTCTCACGATAGAAGCCCATGCGGGGGTGTGCAGTCCTTGAAAAATATCGATGACCTTGGTTAAGGTGAATCTCTGCAATGGCATCTGAAAACCTTACACCAATACCCATACCTTGATAATCTGGGAGTATTACAGTTCTATGACCACGCCAAGCATTCTTGATGTAACCATTAGGCATTGTCATAGAGGCACCGAATGCAACTAATTGTCCATCCCAATACCCAGCATAACATCTTGATGCATTAGATAGGTCACCAGTTAAATAATGATGGTCTTTAAACATTCCCCATAGGGACTTGTCAATTCTGTGTACGTCGATTTTGATTTCTGGTCGGGTAAAAAAAAACCGTCAGTGAACTCACCAACATCTGTATCTATAACCCAATCTGGTTCAATCCATTCAAGTATATCTCGATGACATGTGGATAGGACCACATTCTTAATATTATTTTTCTTTACATAACGTGACAATGCAACAGAAGCAGCCTTAGCAACATTCCTATCAACCACTGAACTAAATTCATCTATTACCGCCCCATCCTTTATCTTCCTTGCTAAATCGGCTCTAAATTGTTCACCGTTGGATAAGAATTGAAATGGTCTGTACCATGCTGGTATTGTATTGAGACCAACAGCCATTAATCGATTCATTGCGTCATCTGGTGTTTCGAAGTGTGATACGATTGCCCTACTATTGAACCAAATAGGCTCTTCTTCTTCTCCAAAGTCTTTTAATAATGTTGATTTTCCAGAACCACTAGAACCCACAATGACTCCAATACCAAATTCATTAGGTATCTCTGGTTTCATCCAAGGATATGTTTCTGACTTTCCGTTAGATGTACAGTCGAAGGCTTTCTCAGCCGCAGCAATAAACTCATCGTGGTAAATATCTACCGACAAAGGGGTTGTACTTCTAATTAACTTTATCATAGATTAAATATACTATAGTACATCTCAATGTAAACGCTAAAGTTTAGGGAATAAAAATAGCCAGTAACAATTAAGTTACCAGCTATGATTTATTTAATTTTTTAAGTTTTTTACTTAACTGTTTTAGTTACTTTCGCATTCAAAAGCATCTTCTCTAGTTTCGCAACTCTTGATTCTAAAAGAGAGTTTTTATGTGCTGATTTCTTTTCGTTTTCAGCAATCCATACTTTCTTTTCAGAAGCAACAGCCTCAGTGATAATGTTATCGATTAAATCAACTAAGTTGTTTTCTTCAATGAAGACAGTTTTTTGTTTTGTGTTTTTTGACATACCTATTAAGTTTAAAAAAATATTATCTTTAATAATAAATATATTGAAATACCACAAAAATCTTAGTAATACAAAATAAATTATATTTTAATATTAACTAATCTAAGTATTGGACTCAATAACAACATTAAAGAGTCTAACTAAATCACTTATTGGTAAGTGTTTTATCTTAGCAAAGATACTACGTGCCTCATTAATAGAGGTTGCATATACCTTGTTAATTACCTCACCGTCCTTAGTCTTTAATTGAAATTTATGCATACATCAATAAATATACTAAGGACGGGGTAAAAATCAATAGTTAGCAAAGATTATCAGCTGCTTTTGAAGCTGCCCATGCTTCTGGTTTAACCTTATACTCATAACCCATACCTAAGATGTAACCAACCGCCTCATTTAAAGCACTGTTAGATGCACCTCTATCTGGGTCTGGGTTGATGTCAGCGTGAATCTCTAACTTGATTCCATACAAATCTAACAATGGTGCAATTTCATACGCCACTTCAATAGACTTACTTACTTCTAATACCATTCTTTGGTTAAGAACCTCAAGTTCCCTATGCTTCTTAGCCCTAGTACTAGCCTTCATTTCTTCCCAGAATGTTGCACCGATAATCATAGCACCACCACCTTTCATAATTTCAGTACCATCCTTATCTAACCCAAGACTTCTTTCTGTTGAGATTAGGATTACTGTAGCGAATTTATATCCACCACCCTTCTTTTGAGAATCGGTACCAACAGCTACCTTTAATCTGAATCCTTTTTCTAATTCTTCATCAAATAACTTTTCTAAGTACTCAACAATTGGCTTACCAATTGGACCAGCATAATCACCTTTACCTTCTCTTTTCCATTTCATAACACTCATAATTTTACATTTTTAATAACCTCTATTCATAAATAGAAGTCTATTAACAAAAAAAGCCCCACAATTGTGAGGCTTTAATTATCTTTTATTATTATTAGTTAAACTTTACACTTGGTAATAGTTCCACTAATTTTTGATAATTGTTCTCACTAATATCTTTTTTATTTATCGCTAGTCTATATAGTTTCCCACCTCTAGACTTATCTAACATCTTAATTGACTCTGGAATAACCGTAATGGGATTCCCAACTAAGTTAAGAAACTCTAAGTTTTTAAGTTTCCCTAATTCACTTGGTAATTCCTTTATTTTATTCCCATTCAACGAAAGAAGCATCAAATTTTTCAATGACCCAATCGATGGATGTAAAACTGATAATGATGAATCCATAATAACCATCATCTCTAATTCTTTAAATCTAGATACATCTGGTAATTTAGGTACCTTACGCTTCTTATTTGAAGTCCCAGAATCAATCTTTATAATCGGTGTCTCTTCATCAAAGAATTCAAACAACGATTCAGTAAACCCAAACTCAGTCAAGATATCAATATAATAGTTACTATCAACACCGTCTTTAAAATCCTTAGCCATCCCCATCAACTCACTACCTAAGTAGTTTGTTAACCCAACACTTCTTGTTAAGACTTCATCATATAAATCAGTATTCTTATGTATACCATTACTCCTATCCTTAATCTGTCTAGTTTCAAAGTGTAACTGATAAATATTCTCATTTAACCCTTCAAAGAACCCATTATCAATGACAATGTAGATATCTGCTTTATCACCATTGGGTTTTCTATAATTCTCAGTATAATTTTTAAACATACCATTACCAGCCTTAGCTGTACACCAACTTGAAAACCTATCAAAGATAACATTAGCATCCAATGTTTTAGGAACAAATACCGTGTATCGTCTATCTTTAAACGGTATTGTTGCTTGTCCCATATTTACATATCTATTCATTATACTTTCAATCTCGCTTGGGTCTCTTATAATGAACGGGTCTACCGCATCAAATAATTGACTTAAACTTCTATATTCATTTATGTTGGTGATGTCCTTAAACCCCTTAAGACTATATTCAGCCATCTCCCTAAACTTCTTCTTTCTTTTATTCGCCTCGAATAGTGTTAAGTATTCATTAGCTTGTGGTAAGTCCTCTTCAACAAATCGTCTTGCCTCAGCATCATACCCCTCCTTTAAATCTCTACAGAATGTATTAAGCATCCATTGTAAACAAATTTTGTTCGGTGTCGGGTCAGCACCAACCATAGCCGTAAATACATTATATGCTACACTAACTTTAATAATAGGGAACCCCCTTTTATTTGGTTTTGATGATACTACAGCAATCACCAAGTGATTTTCACGACCACCATATATTTTTATTTTTTCCCACCCTTCCTCATGTAAACTATTACGTTTATCATTAGCGTTACCATCTGAATCTGTTTCAAACACATCAAACTTTTCCGCTAAAAATGCTAACCTTTCGGTTACGTCTAATTTACTCATTACTATTAATTTACCACAAAGGTACTAAAACTAAATGATATAAGCAATATTATTTCAAAAAAAAAATGTGACCGAAGCCACATTTCCTTATTGATAAAATCTTTTATATTTATCTTCGTCAATATAACATTCTATTTGTTCTTTCATAAGCCATATTACACTACTGGAATAATCCCCTCGTTGTATTATGTCATAAAAAACCTCATTAACATCTTCACCATCGGTTATCCTATATTTGATTTCATCGTAGGTATTATAGTCATGTTCTTTTTGTAATTCAAATATTATTATTCTATATGTTTCATCTCTGTACCCATTATCATCATCAATATTAATTAATGTGGTTCTAAGTAATCTCCCATACATTTTCTCTAGTGAATTATTATTACTGAAACTTGCTTGTGTTTTAAAATTAGTATCTTTCATGTGCCAATTTTTTACTTTTATTTTATAACAATAAATAGCATTGAGATACCCGTTTCGACTAGAAAATGTGTTAAATTTTTGGTTATCTTTGATTCCTTAATGTATGCCCAGAAAATAATTATGAAAAATTATTTATCTTATTATATAACCTTTCAAGTTCATCAGTTCTACCATTAATTTCTTTGATAACTTCTATGCATGCATTGTTTGGGTCTTCACGATTTGTTAATCTATACAATAATTCTCTAACTTTTAAAGTATCCTTTATGTTGTGTTTTAACTCTACAATGACTTGATTATAAGTAGCCCATTCTTCCTTGTCATGTGTTGAACCTACTATTAATGCTTGTGTAACTTCGTTTAAATATTCGTGTTCTAAATTGGTCGTGAATTCTCCATAAGATTCTCTAAGTGCTTTCCTTATTTTATTCTTCAACCCCATACCCAATCCATTATCTCAGCCCAACGTTTTTCGTTAATTTATAATTCTTTATATCACCATTTAACCAATCTAAAATAATCTGCTTTAATAATGACTTCCCAGCACCCTTATGTTTGTATTCTAAATAATAAAATAAATGTTCTGGTGAAACCATTTCATTGTCAGCTTTAATCTTGACAATTGGTTGTTCAAAATATTCACCACCCTCACGATACATTCCAACCGTTGGTTCATAGTTAAGATTTAAGTCATCAACCACGTTCTTTATGATGAATTCATAATCATTTGATTCATTCATCACAAACTTAGTTAACAGTAAGCCTTGTCTATCGTTTATTTTAATTTTCATTAACTTTATTGTTTAATAATAAATATTTCCCAATCATTGAAAAAGCTAAAATGTTAGACTAATTCATCAATAATTTTTTGTAGTGCACTTAACGAATGAACACCATTTATTCTTGTACTTTCCTCACCATCTTTAAAGAAAATTATTGTTGGTATAGTTCTTATACCATAAGCTGCCGCTGAAATTCCACTATCATCAACATTAACTTTACCAACGTTAACACCTTCATTATTTTTTGCTAATGAATCAATTATTGGTCCTAAGGTTTTACATGGACCACACCAAGGTGCCCAGAAGTCTAATACTACGATACCCTCATTAATGAATGTTTTTATTGTTTTGTCGTCCACCACTATACTTTTCATAATTTCTATGTTTATTTATAAATACATTAAATATTCAATGACGGATACAACATTAATATGGAAAGCTATGAACATAATGATACTGGACTCACATCCAGCAGTTTATCAATATGTTAAAGGTCAAAGTAAAAGTCGTGATGGTGCGGTCATGCGTGTAACTGAGGTCGCACATAAACCATTTATTGGTGTCTTCCCAATATCTAAAGTAAGGGGTGTTGCAAGAGAATACTTGAAAATGAAGGAATATGAATACAAGGCTGGTAGAATTAAAATTAAATCAATCTACTAATTCCCAGTTAACCTTTTTCATATATCTAATAGCCCTTTGGTATCTATTCCATCTATCATTAATAAAGAACCCACAACATATGTCACCAATATCTTTATCATTCAAAGAAAACGTTCTATTCGCCTTATAGGATATATAACTTAAGACATTTTTATCCCTACTAGATAAATTATCATTTATTATTGACTCTTTAAGTCGTTCACAAAATGAATTGAAAGTTGTTGATTTAGAACCAGACCTTGGGTATATTACCAATGCCCATTCACATAATGAATACTCAACCCAACGTCTTAATTTATCTTCACTATCCATTACCCAAATATACGTTATTTTTAGTAAAGTTTCAAGTATTTATTTTTAAAGTTATTATGTTAAAAGAACCAGAAGATGAAATTGATGATTGGGAAGAGTTTGGTGACCATATGATTACCTCATTTTAATCTTTACCTTTACAAATAAAAATCCTATTATTGTATATGAAAAATATGATAATAAAATTCTTAAATAAAAATTTCTATTGTTCTATAGAGGGTGGTTGTGTATATAGTATTGATAATGATTCGATTGAAATCGGTTATTCAAATTTAGAGGATTTCATTAGAAGGACATTTGATTTAGAGGAAGATTATTCTTACGCAATAACCTTTAATTGGTTGTTAGATAATAACGCTCCATTAATTAAAAAGAATTGGTACCGTCAATTTGTGGATAATATATCAATTGGTGGTGATTACGAACAAACCTTAACTGAGGATATTGACTTTGAATATATTATTGTAAATGAATGATGAAATTATACTTAGATTTTTAAAAGAGGGTTTTCCAATAATAAGGATGCGTGTCAACGAGAATGGATACCCATCAACAACTGGAAATTTTAAACGAGTAATTAAAATTGAGGAAGATGGGAAGGTATATAAACTATCCAACCCAAATGAACGATATAGTGCGATGTATTCCCTATCTCTGATACTCTGTCGTGTCTTTTATTTAAAAACTGAGGCTGTACTACCATTTATAAAGAAACACCTTCACATCACTTAGTTTCTACATTTCGTAATCTAAGGATAAAATACCCAGCAAAGAATAGATAAAGCCATAGATGC